CATTGCGGGGAGCGCAAACCTGGCGAGGAGCGTTAGCATCGCAAGGACCATCAATGTCGTTGAAGGAGGGGTCAGTGATGAAGGTCAGCTGAGTGGTGTTGCCGATCATCTTGAAGTAACCGCGCTGCTGCTCAGTGGACATAGTAAGCTGGTTCCAGATGTGCATCCAGTCACCGTATTGGCGGTCAATGCGCTGGCCACCGATCTCAACCTCAACCTGAGAGATGAGCTGCTCACCGGGGAAGTCAAGCCAACGGGCATAGACGTTGCCGGAAGAAGAGTTCTTCAGGGACTGGCTAATCTCGGGGAGAGTAACCTGAAGGTAGGTGCGGTAAGCCAAATCACCGTTGCGGGAGATGGTGCAGGTCACGCGGCGACCGAAGTCAGCCTGGCCATTGAAAGTCTGCTCGATAGACTCCATAGCGAAGTTGGTGTGACGCTTGTAGGAAACCTTCCAGAAAGTAATCTGGGGGTTACCAGTAAGGTAAACGTCTTGGGCGCCATAGGCGACAAGTTGCATAAGTCCTCCACCCATTGTAAAATGCTTGTTATACTATTGAAAAAGAAAAAAAAAATAAGAAAACAACAAATTATACGAATAAAAGAACGAAATACAAATTAAATAAAAATTGCTAAATCTTTTATACTATATTTTCAATAACAACAGTGGTTGCGACGGCGATAGCGCAAACAGAATAATGTCATTATTCAAGTATAAGCCTCCTAAAAAGATTATGCTTGATGAGCGCAGTATAACTACATTAGATAGTAAGCATAAAGAATTACAGACGGAGTTTCAATATATACAAGATACAATTATTCCTGGACTTGAAAATGAAAGAAATATGCTAAAGCAGCGATTACAATTCTTAAAAGGAGGCGGTGTAGGGGGGTCTGGCGATACGATAGGTTCAAGTAGCGAAACATTAGATAGCGAACACTCCGATTTTCAAAGTAAAGAAACCATCGGATTGACTTCGCGGCCGAGCATTGATGAATGTCTTGAAATCCGCGACCGTATTAAAGAAATCAATGCCACTATAAAAAAACATCAGCAAGACTATAAAAATTACTACCTACACAATAGCGAGTATATCTTTGAGTATTTTGAGACAAAGAAAACTATCACAAGTGGGGGGTCAATGAAGACCAAATCCCTAAATGCATTCTTTAATCTTCCTGAAGCGAAGAAAACTGAAGAACTATTCAAAAATCAGCATAATAATGTAGAAAAATACCTGGCAAGTATTGATCAGACGTATATGGATGTTTCTAAATATGTCTATCCAACAGATATATGTCAATTTTGCCGCCAAGGCGAGATGATTCCTATAGAGAGTGAAGGTATTATGGTGTGTAATCAGTGCGCGAAGCAGGTTGTTTTCCTAATAGACAATGAAAAACCATCCTATAAAGAACCGCCGAAGGAAGCGTGTTTTTATGCTTATAAGCGCATCAATCATTTCCGTGAAATCCTCGCACAGTTCCAGGCGAAGGAAACCACCAGTATACCAGATAATGTTCTAGAAAGCATTAAACAGCAAATCAAGAAGGAGCGAATTGAAATCTCTCAATTCACCGATAAGAAAGCGAAAGAAATCATGAAGAAACTCGGGTTTAATAAATACTACGAGCATATACCATTTATTAAAGATAAATTGGGAATTAAGCCGCCGGTTATGACGCCAGACCTAGAAGACAGATTGTGTAATTTATTTATGGAAATCCAAGGTCCTTACGCGAAGTTCTGCCCTGATGACCGCGTGAATTTCCTGAATTATTATTACACGGTGTATAAGTTATGTGAGCTCTTAGGTCGGCGCGAGTTCTTGCCTTTTTTTCCAATGTTGAAAGACCGAGAGAAGCGGATTGAACAAGACCAGATATGGAAGAAGATATGTATTGAATTGGATTGGGAGTTTATTGCGACGCCGTGAATGTGGCGATAGTATCCGTATAACTACGTGCGCCTCGCCTTCTTCCGATGGTTGCGCACCCCTCCCACACCGCCACTTGCTAAGCTATGCGATTTATAGTAGACTTGTGCATTATCCGTATACAACCCAAACATTGAATATGGTGGTCTCGGAAGAACTGTAAGTGTAACAATCGTGAAATGATAACTTCCTGTATTCCGAATAGTGAGTGTATATACTCCAGGAGCAGTTGCGCGCGACGTCGCTATCATACCATTCACAGTATTTATCGCGACTCCGCCATACGAAGAAGGAACGCCATCTGTAATACGATATAATGCATATGACCTACCACTTGTAATGATTCCGGAAACATCTCTCGTAAAATCACCGGATACGACACTCGCTGAAAACGAACGCACCATTGCAGGAGGTGTTCCCGCGACAACAGTGCGTGTATAAGGTGTATGTCCCATTGCATAGATTTCATAAGGTGTATTCGCACCAGCGTATACCCATTTCACACCGATGGGTGCATCCGAAGATATGGGAACTCCAGTAAGCGAATTATTTGCAGTAGTATTACTCCACGTTGTGCTTGCCGCATTCCCACTTAATGTGACGACGCCGCTTGCAACGTTCACCGCGCCGGTAAGGTCACCATACCCCGGAATAATATACCCACCATTTACGTGATTCGTTGCACCCACTGCATAACAATTTGAGACCGTTTTATTTGTGGTATTCCCGACTTGATTTCCGAGAATACCACCACCACTTGCAGGTATCGTGCTCACCGAATAACAATTGGTGATAACAACTTCACTGCATTCGCTTCCGATAATACCGCCGCCATAATCCCCAATCGCACCTCGGCTATAACACTCGCTAATGATGTGTCCGGAAGAACTCCCGGAATATCGTCCCGAAATACCTCCCGCATTTTGATTCATATTGCCGGTTGAATAACAGTTCGCGAAATTGGCGGTGCCTGTGGACTGACCACTTATACCTCCACCGTAAGCACCAATGACACCGGTAGACCAGCATGATTCACATACAATAGACCCTGCAGTAGATGGAGAGTTTGCGCCGATAATACCACCACCGTAAGTTCCAATGATACCCGACGAAGAACAACTCACGCATTTCACAGGACCTGCATATTGCCCGATGATTCCACCGCATCCTTCTCCCGTCGTTCCCGTAGAATGACAGTTCAGAACAACATTATTGGACCCGGCAGTACCCTTTCCAAAATAGGCTTGCCCCAACCATCCACCGCTATTTACAAGGGTGGTGCCGCCGGTCGCACGGATTTCCAGATTCATCACGTAAATATTGCTGTTGCCATTACTACCGCTATTGCCATTTTGAATAAGACCAGGATAATCTGTTATGCCAGAAATGGTCACCACCGGGCGTGTTCCGTCCTGTTTGAGAATTCTAGACCCGAATTGAATACCATCCGACCCGCAGATGAAGTAACCGTTGATACCTCCGACAGTAGTGTCTATCGTAATATCCGTGATAAATTCAATATGTAATGATCCGAGAGATTGGTCAGAATTTACGACATACATAACCCAGTATGCCTCCGTCCAATTCTCCAAGTCAACACTATGGTATATCGGTTCGCCAACTGCGTTTTGACGCAAATAGACCGTAGTTCCACCTGGGTAATAAATGGATGGTGCACCCACTGCGAAACCTGTCTCACTCATTGGTCCAAGTAAAAGACGTGGTTCGCCGTTCGTATGAGTCGTTTCGTGAGAACTACCTTCCGAGAAAATGAACCCATCACCGCTGCGAATCGGATATTCCATCCCGTCAATAATGAGACGACCGACACTATCCGTAGTCAAATAGACTAAATGTGTATGTGTAAATTCCGAAACACCAGTATCGTGATGTGCTATTGTATCTCCCTTTATCCAACGCATTGGAACAGTGGATATATGAGATGATAATTGCAGACCCATTTTCTCGTATAATTCGGCGCGAATCATAGATGTCAATGGAATCGTAAAATACTCCGATGCCGATGCCGATGCCTTCGCAAGGATGCGTTGCCTGGCGTTGATAACTTCCGGGCGCGATAAAATCGTTTCAATCACGTCATTTGAGAGAACATTTACAATACGATGTCCTTCTCCTTCCATTGTCGTATTGAAGTATGATGGTATTGTATAATATACTACGAAAATATTATATTATTCGCATTCTACGCGGGTATATTCACCCAAGACTCCGGGCATAAGTCGCGAGTATTGTGTCTAACCCCAGGGCCGAACCATACACTTGGACGGCATACGATTTTATGAGGATTTGCATTAAAATAAGCACCCCACCAGCTAAAGGTGCTATTCGCAATAATATTATGGTCGCACACACTCATTAGAAGTAATTGTTGCCAGTCTGCAATTGTATCACGAACAAAATGAAATTCTATGTCGTGGCCATAAACAGGCCCATTCATATCCGTAGCACAACGTTGTTTTAGTTCGGATATATGTTTGGCGACGATATCTTTATCACACGGTTCATAAAATACAAGAAATGAATATTTTTTGTTGTTCGTGAAAGATGAACTAGAAATGATATGTGAAATCGCGCGATAATAATAATCAAGATTCATCACGGGATGTATATGAAGATTGAGAACCGAGTCACCAATCCGGAAATGTATACTAACTAATTCGCGTTGTTTTGTATGACTTCCGTGATAATCCCCACTCCACAACTCATTTGCATAAATGTTTTTTATCCACGATTGTTGTTGTGAAAGTTGTATACGTTCACATAGTTCTGGATATTTATCAACGAAATATTTCTCGCTCTGAAAATACCCATGAATCCGAAGCGGTTTCGGATATTTCGCAGTGTCTGTAGGAATCGGATGATATTCAAACCCAATTTCATCCCAACGAGGCAATGACTGAAACATTTTTTCGGTTACAGTATTACTAGGTGTGAGAAATTCGCGTAATCCACGAAATAACGTGCTCCAATGCGTATATCGCGTATGTCCCGGATTTCCCGGCAGTTCTTGATGATGCATAAAAAAGAATGTATCATTATTACGAAGAGCGCCAGCAATCACCGTAAATATTTGGAATAACTGGTTCCCTAATCCACCCATAATGGTCGCGGTAAGCATTTGATATTTGTGGTTTCACAATGTATTTGAAAAATATATGTAAAATATTTTTATCACTTTAAGTTTATTATACTCAATCAGGCTTGTATATCATATAAAAAAACAATATCATATAAAATATAAACCGAAATAATTATGTTGCGAACATTTTCGGATATCAAAAACGCTATTTATATCAACTTAGATTCACGGTTTGACCGTCGTAGTTTATTTGAACAACATTTCACAGAACTGGAATCATTATACCCGAAAGATTTCGCATTTGTTCCTGCCGCGCGATTTTCTGCGATAAAAGACGACAACAATGGCGCAATTGGGTGCACAAAAAGTCACATTGAGTGTTTGAAGATTGCAATACATAATGATTGGGACCATGTTCTCATTATGGAAGATGATGCAATTATTATTCATCCGGAAGTATTAGTTCATCAAGTTTCATCATTTCTTTCACGTTTTCGCGAGAATTGGGATGTCTTATTATTCTCTGGAAATAATTATCCACCATTTAAAATAGAAACATCCTATTGTTTTCGTGTTGCGAATTGCCAAACAACCGGGTGTTATTTGGTATGTCGTAAATATTACAATACATTACTTCAAAATTTTGAAAATGGATTGGCTGCACTCCAAAATGCGCCACATAATAAATCAGAGTTTTCGTGCGACGTATATTGGAAACAATTACAATGTATAGACAGATGGTATCTCATCACTCCAATTTGTGTCATACAGCGTCCAGGATATAGCGACATAGAGAAAGAGGATGTAAATTATGAGAAATGTATGACAGACCTTGTGAAAAAACGACCGCAGCACCATTAACAATACAGACATAATTACCCACTTGTAAGATTTGAAGACGAATTGCTATGCATCTGTCAAGTATTGGTCTACTACCCACCACCCAAAATCACGGTCACTTGGGTAATGATGTCCTGCCATAATCCGGATATTTGCACATTTGGTTGCAACTTCCATTATTGCTTGTGTCTTTGCCGGAAATTTTCTTGAAAGTATTTTTGCTAAATAATAGGTTTGAACTGCGTGTCCAGATGGGTATGCCGGTGTATTTGCAGAGTCTGAATGTAATAAAGTGCCGTTCGCTTCATTGATGAGTTCGGGTGCGATTTGTGCAGGCCGAGCCCGGTTATATTGCCACTTAAACATTTTCGTAATAAACATTACGCGGGTGCTCGTGATAATTCGGTCCATTTCAATAATTGACATTTCATCTGGTGTGATAATCGGTGTAAACGCCGCGGCAGGATTCATATCTGTCATCCTAAAAAATGCGACATCACTCGGCATTCGTTTCATAATATATTCACTAATGACTATCCCGATTTCATTCTTACCATCCGGATATGCTTTTCCAATTCCAGGTATAGAGATATTCAATGATGGATACCACCAATAATACCGTGTAGGTTGGACAAGAAGAACAATGATATACGCGATGGCGAATGCAACAAAAATACGAAAACGGTCAGGGTCGCGTTCCACGATATTATAATGATAAGAACTAAAACGTTCGCGTAGTTCAGTGACCGCACCACTTTCTTTTTTGGGTGGAGGTATTCCAATCCACGTTCGGAATTCATTTATTTTTGGTAATACAACCATTTGTGTGTAATATATACTACATAAAGCATATATTACTGTATCTGATATTTATTTAGACACGGAGAGGGGTAGGGAAACCGACGAGGTTGGCACCGATACCGAAGCCGGCACCGGTTCTTGCGGATACGGCAAGACTAGGAACATAGGTATCCAAAATACTGAATGTAGCTGCGGCGGTCAATGCAATAAGTGCGACCTCATCGAACGAGAGGCTGCGCTTAGGAATAGCATAAGCTGCAATGGCAACCATAATACCCTCAACCAAATACTTAATGGTTCTCTTTACGAGTTCACCTAAATCAAACACGCCAGACATCTAATGATTTATTATAAATATTAATAAGAAATTAAAATAGAAAATAGAAAATAGAAAATAGAAAATGAATAAATAATATGTGGATGAATTGACTTAAATAAAGTATATTCTAGTATATTATAATTCCATTTCGCTATGTCCGTTCCATCTGGTGTTGAATTGAAGCATACCAAATCCGGTGATGTGAATCCTAAATATATTGACTTACTTGAAGAAGACAAACCTATCGCCGGCCAGAAGTTCGCTTGTCTATCATTTGTGTCCCCAGAACACATTTTGAAGCAGAAAGATCATTTCTTTTTTGAGAAGTTTCTTCATTACTGGGACTATCAAAAGTCAATGGAGAAGTTCATTCAGTTTCTTAATTTCGTTTCATTCAAACACAACATCAACTTTGATAAATTAACTGCAGACTTTCAAGAGTTTGCTAAAGAAGAGAAGGATATTCTTCAAAAGACAAATATTTATGACGAGTATAAGACGTTCCTTGATAAGCACGAAGACGACCTGGAAAATGAGTTTAACGAGAAGCATAATTTTCAGACTTCTGTCAGGGGGTTGAAGGTGCGCGGTGTCTTTGGCTCACAAAAGGAGGCCGAGTTGCGTTGCCAGATGTTGCGTGAGGTGGACCCCAATCACGATGTGTTCGTCGGGCCTGTCGGAATGTGGGTACCGTTTCATCCTGACGCGTATAAGACTGGTCGCGTTGAGTATATGGAGGAGACATTGAACCAGCTGATGGCGGAGAAGAAGAAGAACGAGGAGCAGGCCAAGACGGAGTTTGATAAGCGTGTCAAGGAGACGAAGGCAAAGGCGATTCAGGAGAATATTAAGTTGGCGAAGGAGAGTGGAAACAAATTGACTCAGATGCTGGCGAAAGACGGTGAGACATTGGTGGACGCGAAGCCGAAGGAAACGAGCGCAGCGAGCGAGGGTGTCGGCGGCGGTATTTGGAACGCGGGCGATGACTCCGCTTCCGTGACAATGACCGTAGAAGAGATGCGTAAGGAACTGTTTGAGAGCGAGGATATTGTGATGGATAAGAATAACGACCACGGGTTGTCACGGTTGTCCTCGGCAGGAACGAAGGAGATGGATAACGTTGATTAGTATTTGAAATAGTTCACTAGGAACAAAAATATATTATTACTGTGTCAGGTTAGACTGACTCTGCTACACAGTAATAATAATCCTTGAAGACTGTTTTGTCTTTGACACTTCGGCTCATTTTGGCGGTGGAAAAGCCTTCATCCGTGGCGGCTTTCGCGATTGTATTCCAAGTTTTGAGGACTTGATTTGAGTTCACCAAACGTTTCTCAACCTTCTTCCCGGTGGTTGAAAGTTGGACGCCGATGATAGGATTTGCACCTTGTGCCAGAACGGCACTTTGATTAAGGGTATAGTAGTTCTCTTTCAGAGAGAGACCATAGTAGCCTTCATTTGCCGTCGTTTCAAACCAAATCGTCGCTTTGAGTGCATTGGGGCACGCATTGAGGTAGGTCTTCAAATTCTTCAAATCGGTTTCACAGGGTGTCTGTCCCACAGAGATTTTCCATTGCTGATACTCTTTCAGGAGTGTAGAATTGAGGATTTTGCCACGGTCGGAGAATTGGCAGCACTGGAAAATAAAGGTTTCAACACTGAATTGTGCTGGGTTTTCCGCTTCAGTTGCGATGACCTTCTTGTATTCCACCGTCTTCAACTTGATACCTTGATAACCATGAATACGGTCGATGCGCTTGGGTTTGAATTTCACGTCCATATAATGTTTCAATGCGTGGAAGGTTTCTTTCGCAGGTTTCGTGTGCGACCATAGACGAAATCGCCCTTCAAGGTTTACGGATTCCTCTTCCACATCAGGGCGCACGATACAGCAGGTTGCGACGAATTCGTCGAACTTTTGTGTGAGTTCATTTTGTGGAAGAAGAATGTGTTGGGTGAAGGGAGATTCATTATCGGTCACGACGACTTGAAGCGCTTGCGATTGTAGTGCGGTTTTCTCTTTGAGTTCATTATTCGCAAGGGTGAGGTCGTGGATGGTCTTGTTCTTTTGTTCGAGGTCGCTCACGAGTTTCGCATTCTCGGCCTCCAATTCCTGATTGCGTTGAAGGAGTCGGTTAAAATTTTCCACATTATACATTCGTGCGTGAATGATGCCTTCAATATGTTTTGTCAAACGGTCAATTGTGAAATTGGTGCTGTCATATGCGATGACTTCGGTTTTGTTTTTACCGGCGACTTCAATCGTGCGAAGTTGACGCTTGATTTTTGGATGGTCTTTGATATAGTTCTCAATTTCGACCTTGTTATGGACTCTAAATGCTGCGGCGAGGATGAAGTTCGTGTATTTCTTATGATGGTCGGCGACGCGAGTGGCGAGGTTGTTGGTGTGGCCGAACTTGATGAGTTTCTCGTTGTCGGCGTTGGTGTTGTCAATTGTGCCGAAATAAATACATTCCGTGTTAACTGGGAATTGGCTGATAAGGGTTTTCTCGATTGCGCGTTTCTTTTCTTGGGTAAGGGTGATGGTGGCTTGATTTAGAGTGCTAATGACTTCATTCTTTTGTTCGAGTTGCGCACGGAGTTCGCTTGTTTCAGAATCGAGGATTTGGTGAAGAGTTTCTTCCATTTTCATATAGTACTCGTGGATTTCACCTGCTTTCTTGGTCTGTGCTTTCAGGCAAAGAAGCTTGAAGCATCGGATGGTGAGTTTGATGGTTTGCTTATTATGGCCACCGTGTTTTTTTGGTTTATCCTGATTGGCGGAATGTTCTTCATCACTATCAGAAGTTGATGCCGTAATATTTTTATAATCAACATCAAGTTTGAAGTTGGCTTCAAGAATTCTAATTGCGCAGAATTTTTGACTGAAATCCAACCATCTCCATACATCATCCAGGTCAACGACAAAGTCAGTATTCTTATCATAATTCAGGTAACAGTAAAAACTACTAACAAATAATTGTTGTTCGAATGTGTTGAAGTTTTCTTGGATTTTTTCAAGCAGAAGATTATTGTATGATTGTGACAACTTTGTAATCGGGTTCTTCTCGATAAGTTCAACAATGTTGAGGGTTGCAGAAGAAGCAGCGCAGGCGGAAGAAGCGGAGGACATCGTTATGAGCGTATGTTATACTATGTATACACGGATGTCTTTAAGTTGTTTTCAGATACACAAGCAAGAATTATACAAGCAAGATTGTAATAGTATTTATTACATTAAATTGAATTCAACTGAATACAAATAGATTGACGATACGTTTCTACATTATGCCCGAGTTCACACGCGATTTGGACGATTTGGTTTCTCATTTCAAGTCACAAAAAGTTCAATTAACATTACATTTGGAGAAGAACTACCGAGAGAATATCCATTATACAAAATCACCACTTAAAGTTGGAACAGAAACGAAAAAACGGAATGGTGGACAAAACCGAATCGTCTACATGCTAACAGAAGAGGCATTTGAGCTCTTCAAAAACTCATTCAAGCTGAGAAGTAAGTATATTGTAGACGTTTCTGAAAATGTGAAATGTGTCAAATTCCCAATGTGTATTGAAGGACAGACTGTCGGGTTTATTGAAAATGCGTATCGGGGATTACGTGCGATGACTCGGCAGTTTCAGATTGGACCTTATCGGACAGACTTGTGCTTCACGAACGATAAAATCGTTGTAGAATGCGATGAATATGGACATCGTGACCGGTTAGTGGCGCACGAAGTAGCTAGAGAAGAATTCATCAAAAATCAAGGTTACGCAGTCATTCGATACAATCCGAATGAGCCGGGGTTTGACTTGTCGGATGTGTTGAATCGGATAAATAGGCGTTTGATGTCGCTTTTATAAATCAAAAGCAGATTTATGAAAGCGGCGGGTTGAATCCAGTGACGCTTTTACATTTGAAAAGCGATATTTATGAAAGCGATATTGGAATCCGATGGCGCTTTTATATAAAAAAGCGAAAAATAGGGTTGAAATGCTAATTTCGCAATCTTGCTCCTCCGAAAAAGGGAGCAACCTTCCCTCACCACTTACTCTTCTTCACATTTATCTTCGGTCCCTTGCTATTTTTCGCAGCATTAGGGTCATACGACTGCTCTCCTTCGTCGTCAGAACCGAGATTCTTGGATATTTCCCAGAATTCCTTACTGCCGAGCTTGAATGGCCCGTGCTGTTGTGCCTTATACCAGAAGATTTGGTCTTGTAATTTGTTGGATTTCGCGTTATTATTGATGACGAGACACTCATAATTCTCGGTACACTGATCCATCACCTGACAAAAGCTCTCAAAAGTGGGGAACATACCCGCATAATTGTCGTAGATTCGCTTACGATTCGCAATATATGGCTCGCGGAGGATAAAAACGTAGTCGATATTCGTGCGGAGATTTGGAGGGATACCAAGAGGATATTGCATTGTGATGACTAACATTATCTTCCAATGACGCCCGTTCATAAAGAGGAGGCGCATCATCACGTCCTTCGTCCATTTGTTATCATACAAGCAATCATCCAA